GACGGCGCTGGCGAAGGTGTTGGCTTCGGTGGATCCAGCGGAGCACGAGCGGGTGCTGGGCTTGCTGGATGTGCCGGAGTGGCTGGCTGCGGAGTGGCTCGGTCAGGAGACCGGCCAGAGCGAGAAGAGTAAGATCAGCGGCTAAGTGCTTGTTAGCGCGTGAGGTTGATGATGCCAGGTTGGCGATACAGGCAGGCTCGATGTGTGGTGTGTGGTGCGCCAGGGCTGTTCAACGGCCCGATAGGAGAACGCTTGTGCGCGCTGCACAGCGCGGACGCCTGGAGTCAGAGTGTGGCTGGCTCGGTCGGAGACCGGCCAGAGCAAGGTGAGCAAGGTAAAGGCGGCTCGGTCGGAGACCGGCCAGTGCAAGGTGCATGTGATGATTGAGCAGATCCTGCAGTTCTTCGGCCCTGGGTCAGCCTGGTACGCCATGTTGGTGGACCGGTTCGGCGCGGCGGTGGCCGATGGGATGCAGCAGGCGATGATCCAGCAGATCCTGGCGGGCGCAGGCCCGCGGGAGATTGCGGCGCTGCTGGAGCGTGAGTTCGGCGTGGGTATGACGTGGGCGCTGCGGATGGTGCGCACGTCCCTCCTCCACGCGCGGCGCGAGGCTGAACTTGCGTTCTACCAGGCTAACAGCCACGTGATCCGGGGCTGGGTGTGGCACGCTCACTTCGACGGCCGGGTGTGCATCTCGTGTGTGGTGATGCACGGGACGCGCCACTCGGTGGACGAGCATCTGATCGACCACTACAACGGCCGGTGTGCGATGGTGCCGATCACGATCCCGTGGAGCGACCTGGGCGTGGCCGGGCTGGAGGAGCCGCCAGCGGTGCAGCCGGGCAGCGCCTGGTTTGCCGGGCTGAGCGAGGCTGAGCAGCAGCGGCTGATGGGCCCGTCGATGTGGCGGGCGTGGCAGGATGGCGCGATTTCTTGGGAGCAGATGAGCCAGGTGCGATCTGATCCCCTTTATGGCGATATGCGCGGGGCGCCCAGCCTGGTGGATTTGCTGGGCGCAGGCGCAGGCGCTTATTACGGAGGCAATTGAGATGGCTGATGAGCAGGCCCAGGTGGCCGCGGATGAACCGACCGGCCAGGCGCCGGCGCAGGAGGATGGCCAGCCGGAGGAGCAGCTTGACGCTGCGAGTCTGATGGCCGAATTGAAGCGGGTGCGGCGCGAGGCTGCACGGTATCGCACGGAGCTGCGGCAGTTGCAAACGCAGTCGGAAGAGGCTGAGCGGGCGCAGTTGCCGGAGGTGGATCGGCTGAAGGCTGACCTGGCGGCGGCGCAGCGGCAGCTCACGGAGCGCGAGGCGCAGGTGGCTGAGGGCCGGCTGCGCAGCGCGGTGCTGACGGCGGCGGCCAAGCAGGGCTTCGTGGATCCCGAAGACGCATTCCGCATGTTGGAGCGTGACGAGCTGGCGCTGGGCGAGAACGGGTCGGTGGATGGCATCGAGGAGGCCCTGGGGGCGCTTCGGAAGGCCAAGCCGTACCTGGTGCGCAGCGCCTCGGCTCAGCCGATCCAGCCGACGAACCCGGCCGGCCAGCGATCGCTGACGAAGGCGGACGTGGCCGGTATGACGGCAGATGAGATCAACCGGCGCTGGGACGAGGTTGAGAAGGTCCTGGCGCAGTAGCAAGCGGGCACGGTCAGAGACCGGCCCGAGCAATGAGGTGAAACGATGGCTCTGAATAACTTCATCCCGACTGTGTGGTCGGCCAGGCTGCTGGCGAACCTGCACAAGGCGCTGGTGTATGGCCAGGCCGGGGTGGTCAATCGGGACTACGAGGGCGATATCAACGACGTTGGCGACAGCGTGCGGATCAACGCCATCGGACCTGTGAGTGTAGGCAGCTACACCAAGAACACGGACATCAGCGCGCCGGAGACGCTGACGGACGCTCAGACCAGCTTGCTGATCGACCAGAGCAAGTACTTCAACTTCCAGGTGGACGACGTGGACCGGGTGCAGCAGAAGCCGAAGGTGATGGACGAGGCGATGCGTGAGGCGGCCTATGCGCTGGCTGACACGCTGGACGGCACCATCGCCGGCCTGCACAGCGACGCGGCGAGCGGCAACCTGGTGGGCAGCACGGCAGTGCCGAAGACGATCAGCCTGGCCACGGACGCCTATGAGTATCTGGTGGATCTGGGCGTGGCGCTGGACCAGAGCAACGTGCCGAGCCAGAACCGCTGGGTAGCGGTGCCGCCCTGGTTCCACGGCCTGCTGTTGAAGGATGACCGCTTCGTGGGCGTGGGCAGTCTGCGCAGCGACCAGGTGCTGGCCAACGGCCAGATCGGCGAGGCGGCTGGCTTCCGGGTGCTGAAGAGCAACAACGTGAAGTACAGCGGCTCGGACTTCAAGGTGATGGCGGGCTACCCGGGCGCGATCACGCTGGCCGAGCAGATCAGCAAGGTGGAGGCCTACCGGCCGCAGTTGCGCTTTGCGGACGCGGTGAAGGGCCTGCACCTGTACGGCGTGAAGGTGGTTCGGCCCAGCGGCCTGGCTGTGCTGACGATCACCCGGCCGTCCTGACCTGCTTCCCTGTAGGTGTTTCCCAGGAAACACTTACAGGGAGCATTGGACGGACCTGAGATATTGGACAGATGGGCCGGATTGGCCGGCTGAAGGAGTAACGACGATGACACGTGATGCTATATCCATCGTGGCGCCGACCCTGAACGCGGCGACTGCGTGGGGCGCGGGTACTACGATCACGCCGGCGAACGATGCGGTGGTGAGCCCGGGCGGGAACACACAGAACCTCTTCCTGCGGATCACCAACACGCACGGCAGCGACCACACGGTGACGATCAAGGCGGGCGACAATCCGCCGGCTTTCCGGGCTGGCCTGGGCGACCTGGAGGTGACGGTGCCGGCGACCAGTGGGGATGTGCTGATCCCGCTGGAGTCGGCGCGTTTCGTCCAGAGCGACGGAACAATCGAGGTCGATTTCGAGACGGATCACGCGGGCAAGGCCTACGCTGTGCGTTTGCCTTCTAGCGTGTAGGAGCTTTGGCCCGGCGCGGGTCGGGCCAAAGTTCATGCGCTAAGAATGGGTTAGCGTGTGGAATCACGGATGAAGCGGATTACGGGATTACACGGATCGGAAGATCCCGACAGGATTAGAGACGTTAGCAGAAGGAGACATGATCATGGGATTTAGCGACTTGACCCCAAACGAACAGACCCAGGTGCGTGAGTTTGTGCGCAATTACCGGGCGGCAATGGGCAGCACTGTGCGCGGGCTGCGCCAGCAACAGTTGTTGTACCAGTCGTTCAGCGCGTCCATCGCGCCGCTGTGGGCGCAGATCGGCGCAGGCGAGGTCATTGACGACCAGAGCGGGCTGGCTGGCGCTGACCTGAGCATGACGGCGGAGGAGTTCACGGACGTTTTTACGTGGACGATCAACCTGCTTGCCGCTCTGTATGCGGTGGAAGGTGGCGTGGTAGCGACGGACTGGCCGACGCGTGAGACGGTGGACGGCTACGGTGTGCGTCTCGCCGGGCCAAGCAACATCGGGTAGGTGATACGTGGCACTGACGCAAACGTACTGCGATTTCGCAACCGGCAACGACTACAAGGGCGCGTCTTTCACGGACGGCGCGTATACGTCTGCGACCAAGACGCTCGTTAAGACCAACGCGTTCACCGCCAGCAAGGTCAACCACTGGCTATGGCTGGAGAGCAATGACGGCGGCTCGATTGTCGCGGGATACTACAGGATCGCTACATGGACAGATGCCAGCACGGTGATACTGGCGACGGACGCGGGCGCAGGCGTTGACGACGACGCGGCGAAATGCACGCAGCACGACGGCACGACGACGAAGCCCTGGCGTAGCGTGCAGGGGGCGCTTGACCTGACGACGCGTGACAGCACCAATGGCGACCAGATCAACGTCAAGGCGGGTACGGCGCAGGTGTTGGCGGCGTCTGTATCGGCAGCCACCTATGGCACGCCGACTACAGCAGCGCCGTTGGTATTGCGTGGCTATACGTCTTCGGCAGATGACGGCGGTGAGGCTGAAATTAACACAGTCACGTTTCAGTTATTTGCTGCTACCGTGCCAGTTGCCACGGGTTTGATTGATCTGTACATTTACGGCACGTTTACGACTGGCGCCATAGTCACTTTGGGAGCGGGGGCGTTGGTTTGGCGATGCCGTATTGTGTTTACTTTGTCAAGTGGTTACGGGGGCGCGCTCGCTGTCGGGACAAATTCCACTGTTGCCGGGAGTTTTTTAAGAAATGTGAACGGCAGTGGAGCTGCGCAGTGCATTGCAGTAGGCGGAGGCTGTAAGGTCGTCGGTTGTTACATTGTCACGGACTATATTACCTATGGCATATATTCAAATGCAACTGGGTGTGTATTTATAAACAATGTCGTTGTACAAAACAACAATACAGGAAACAGGGGGGCGATTTTTGCGGCCAACAATACCGTTGCCATAGGAAATACAATCTATTCCTCCGGTGCTTCAACAGCAGCGGGTATAAATTTTGGCTCATTTGGCGGAGACGAGCGCAGCGTAATTCTGAACAACATCGTGGAAGGCTATTCGGGTGTAGGCGGCAAGGGCATCTATGCAGGTGTTACGCCTGAGTTCCCCAACATCGTATTTGGCAATGCCGTCTATAACTGTACAACAGCGTATGACATAGGCCAGGCAATTGCCGACAACAACGATACACTCAATGCATCACCGTTTGTAAACGCTGCCAACGGCGATTTCGACATCAACGGCACGGTGTCGGGCGTGACTGAGGACGGCTGGCCGAGTGCATTCCCGGGCCTTGCATCTACCACGCCGAAAATGGACAAGGGCGCGGTGCAGGCTGGCGCTGGCTCAGGCGGCGGCGTTATCCGGCGCGTGATGCGCCTGCTAGGAGGCTGATTTGCTCTACAAAAACGTGGCTTCACAGAAGATCGCAGTATTCGCATATACAGCCTCGACGGGCGCAGCCAAAACAGGCGACGCAGCGCAAATCACGGCCTACATCTCCAAGGACTTCGCGGCGGGCGCTGCGACCAACGACGCCAACCCGACCGAGATGGACGCTACGAACATGCCGGGCTGGTACGTGTTCGACTTGACACAGGCCGAGACGAACGCAGAGGTGATTGTGTTGGCACCGAAGTCCAGCACGAGCGGCGTGGTGCTGGATCAGGCGCAGGTGTTTACCCAGGACGCTGCGATTTCAAGCCGTGCCAGTCAGACGAGTGTTGACGATGTACCAACCGTGGTAGAGTTCGAGGCGCGCACGCTGGTAGCGGCTGACTACGTGGTGGTGAGCGATTTGCCATCCGTGCCGACTGCCAGCGACAACGCCACGGCTGCGGCTGCGGCGATCCTGGCAACGCCGGCCAACAAGCTGGCGACGGACGCGACGGG